TTGAAAGATAATCATCGCGACTTTTCATACCTATATGTTTTATTGCTTCAACTGATAAATCAAAACCTCCATAACTAGAATTAATAACTATTTTCATAACTTTATTCCTCAATGATGATTTACATTTAACCCTGACATGACGCACAATCCTCTTGCGAAGCAAACTCCGCAGACACACCTCCTAATAAATCTTGTCCACTCGGTGTTTCTGCATAATCTTTCATTGTATGTTGCTCAATTTTTTTAGATACCAATTCCGTCTTACTCGAAGTTTCGGTTCTCAGATAATATAGGGATTTATTACCCTCCTTCCATGCATTATAATGTACTTCATGAAGATACTTCTTATCCACCCCCGCAGGAAAGAATACATTAAGCGATTGTGCTTGACAAATATATTTAGCTCTCTGTCCTCCAAGACGAACAATAGCATTCTGATCAATCTCTATTGCTGTTTTGAATACTTCCTTTTCATGATCGCTTAAAAATTCAAGATGCTGAACCGAACCATTATTTGCAATAATAGAATTCCAGATTGAGTCGTTGTTTTGACCTTTTCCCGATAACAACATTTCAAGATATTTATTCTTAATTAAATGGGAACCTGCTCGGGTTCTATGTACAAAAGCATTTGCTTTAATTGGTTCAACAGATGGTGATGTTCCTGCAATACTCGAAGAATTGGCATTAGGAGCAATCGCCAATAGATTAGCATTACGTCTACCCGTACCTTCCATGTCTGGGCATTCCCCGCGTTCTTCACCTAATATTTTAGACATAGCTACTGCACGTTCTCTGATAAGAGAGAATACTTCTTCATTTAATTCAGCAGCTGCTTGGGATTCAAATGATATTGATTTCTTCATTAATAGATTATGCCAACCCATTGCACCTATACCAATACTTCTTTCTTGTTCAGCAGAATATTTTGCTTTAGATATTTCATTAGGTGCATTGTCAATAAAGTATTGAAGTACATTGTCTAAGAATAACGTAAGATCCTGTACCAATAGGGAATCTTTCCATTCATCATACATCTCTAGGTTCAGTGATGACAGGCAACATACAGCAGTTCTTTCTTCATTGGTTGGTAATGTAATCTCAATACAAAGATTAGAACCACGTGAGAATAAACCTTTATCCTTTTGTGTTTGCGGATATGCTTCATTGGCTTTATCAATGAAATAGATATAAGGTTCACCTGTGCGATAACGTGTTTCTAGAAGTGTTTCCCATAACTCACGCGCCATTACAACTTCTGATACCTTCTTCGTCTTAGGATCAACTAGGTCCCAGCGAATACCTTGTTCTACAGCTTCCATAAATGCATCAGGTACATTAACTCCGTGATGGAGGTTCAGACACTTTCTATTAACATCACCCGTAGGGATTCTTAGGGACATAAATTCCATAATGTCTGGATGTGATATATCCATGTAGGCGGCATATGAACCCTTACGAGTTACACCTTGTTTATACGCAGTCATATCAGCATCAACTGTATGAAGGAAAGGGATTGGACCTGGCGCTATATTTGATACAGATCGAACATCGCTCCAATGACCTCCTACACCACCGCCTTTAACAGATAACCATCTTAGTTCTGATGTGTGATCAATAAGACCTTCAAGGGTATCAGGTACATATCCCAAAAAACATGATATAGGAAGACCTCTTACTTTCTCATCCTTCTCCGGTGCATTAGATAAAATAGGACTGGAGAACATGAACCAGTTATTTATCACATACTTGTAAATTCTCTTAGCAAGGGCTTTGTCTCCTCCAGAGAATGCGTATGATGTTCTTTTGAATGCTTCTTCAGGTTTCTTTTCATACTCCTTCATGTAATAATCCTTGAGCAGTTTCAGGGATTGTTCACTTAGTTCCATTATTTTCCCCGTCTATANGATTCCATAATACCTCATCTTTAAGCTGTTGAAGNGAACTAGAATATTCGAGATCTTTAACTTTAACTTTAAGTTCATCGTTTTCTCTTTCTAGGTCTTGAATTTCTTCATTTTTATTCATTTCGTTCTCCATTTTATTTAGCGACAGTTAATAAATAATCTTTATATCTATTTTTATCATATTTCGTGAAATATTTTAATAATGAATTATAATTTTTAACTTTATAATTCATTAGCGGCCATAAATAATGTTCCATCTCCTTATCGAATTTTTCTGAAAAATTTACCATTGAATCTAGAATTGTGAGTGTTTCTATTGAGACATTAGTTTGCAATAATAAAGGGATTTGATTCCTCTCAATTAAGAATAGATCTTCGAATGAATCTGTAGTATCCATTAATCTGGAAATATCATTTTTGAAATTATAAAATAAACTTTCGGTTTTTCCATTCCAAAGTTTTAATTTATCTTCAGACATTTCGGATAAATGCATTCTTGACACATGATCCTTTGATGTTGCGGTATAAATTATATTAGATAAGATGTATTTGAGATATTCAAGGGGTTTGTATTGATTAGACAATCTCTGAAATAATACTCTATCCTTTCTATTAATATAATGTTCCGATTTATAAAAACATTTATTCTGCTTCAACATTCTAAGAAAATCAAATTTATCATTACCAAAATGTGCTCTTAACCCTATGTAGTAATTACAGGCTATCCATTCATTCCAATTCCCGTTCATAGCGGTAGTTCTGGTTTTTTCTTAACACATCTAAGTTTTGATGCTTCGTAGTATATTTTCTCCTTTATATTTGGGGTTAACATTTTAACAACCGATTCCATTTCGATTTCATTTTTTTCTGCATACCAAGTTATAGTATCTATAAGACTTAGCGTGTGTTCTTCTGATAGGATTTCAATTGTTTTCGAAAATTCTTTCGCCGTCTTTAGCACTGTGTTCTCCTTTTATTTTTAATCACAAGAATGACATCCCTTACATGGCTTCACACGATCTAATAATAAAACCTTTAATTCATCAGATCTTAATGATAATTTATATCCACGAATTGATATAATAATTGGATCCCCTAAAGGGGCAAAACGATCAACTATAAATTCCGTTCCGGGTGTTAATCCCATAGCCAACAATCGATTGCGATACGCTCTACCAGCATTGTCGAATCCAGTAACACGAAAATGATCTCCAATTTTTAATTCATTCTTTTCTTCCATTATATAATATATACCGGGAGTTGTAAACTTTATTTCCCAACTTTCATTTTAGCTATGAGATACGATTTAATAAATCCAGATCTAACAATATCATTGAGACCGAATTCTATACATTTAAATTCTTCCATCAAATTTAAAATACTGAGTAGAATAGAAAACCCCTCTGATTCGGAATTTTTAAGATCTGTTTGATCAATATCCCCAGCAAAGATAATTTTAGAATCTTGACCAACTCTTGTAATAATAGAATTAAGTTCCCAGAATGTTAAATTCTGAGATTCATCAACAATTATGATAGAGTTATCAAGGGTGATACCTCTTAGAAACGATGTGCTTAAAAATTGTATAGTTTCCTGATCAACAAGTCTATTGTACAGGGAAGAAAACTCAGAATCCGATTGTTGCTTGAACATATATTTGACCATATTCTTATATGGGGATTGATATAATTCAGATTTTTCCTCTATAGTTCCAGGAAGAAAACCGACATCTCTGGTTGGTACAAGAGAACGAACTATGTATACTTGTTTCTTATTTTCTAACGCCTCCTTGAGAGCTAGATATAATGTGATAAACGTTTTCCCTGTTCCAGCAGAGCCGTATAAGAAAAGATTTTTATGTTCTTCATATGCCTTCACAGTTTCTTTTTGTGCATCTGTGATGGGCACTATTTTTATTAAATTTTGTTCGGTGACTGTCATTTTCTTTCTCGATGCCAATTTAATTGTCCTTTAGTTAATTTCCATTGTCGCCTTTGGCGACTTCCTTTTAACTTCCTTTAGTATATCCTTAAATTCATTTGGTGTATTTTTTAACGGTGAACCAACACCAGTAACTATTTTGGGCGATCCTATAATTTGAACATATTCTCCAGAGGCAACCAATTCTTCCATTCTGGATATTGGTAAAAATACTTCAGAAGTAATTCCAGTTTTAATTTCTTTTAATGTATATGTAGGCATTATGCTTTACGATATTCAGAGTTCCAGTCAAATGCTTCGCGTATCACATTATCCGATAATTTATATTCTTTATATAAACACTTATCCTTTGCTAATATTAATAGTTCCGCTTCAGATTCATGAAGAGACTCGAGCAATTCAATAAACATTTGCTCTCTCTTTGGTTTCTTGAGAGAATCGTTACCGCCTTTAACAAAATGATATAGCGTTGGTATCTCTGTGAAAAGAAACTTATGTGATCCATCCCCGAGTTTATAATCCTTTTTATCGTATGGCACATCACCCTCCGGTAAAAGCCACTGGATGCTCGGATCATAAGAAGACTTCACTAGCGATCTAAGTTCGGGGGAATCAAACTCACGAAGGAGTTTAATCTTACTGGCATTAGATCTTTGATTACCAGCTTTCTTTAATATTTCATGCATTGTATATTTCATTATATTTCCTTTTAAAAATTGTCAATTTTAGATATAAATTCTTTGAATCTATTTTCAATAAAATAATTTAATAGTTTTGATTTTTTATTTATTACAGAGTTTGCGTAACTTTCAAGTATGTTATCCTCAATTTCTTTTGGTATTTTATCAAAATCAATTAATAATTCATTTCTCTGAAAATTTCTGAGCATAGTCTCATCACAAAACTCTTTAGGGTCTTTACCAAACCAAGAGTCTAATTTCTTTTTGGTAATAGGGGTTTGTCTTCCTCCTTCGACAAAAATATTATCTGCAGATAAAAAGTTTGGTACACCATCTCCCTTATCCCCTTTGATAATATGCTCTCTCAAATAATTAGAAGGAGACATTGCAGGTTTAACTTGCTTTTTAGTAATAGGGGAATATTGTGATATCCAATTATATCTCTGAAGCTGAAAATAATCTTTATCAGAAGATATGATGANACTTTTATCTTGGATATGTTTAGACAAAATACCTATGACATCATCTGCCTCAGCATTTTCAACTTCAATACACTTAAAGGGGAAATAATTATTTAAATCTAATTTAGTTGCATCTATAACTTTAAATATAGCTGGCCAATCTATTTTCGTTTCCTCTTTTCTTGCCTTCCTACGGCTTGCTTTATAATATTCAAATACAGTTCTTCTCCAGTTCTTCTTTGAATCAAAACATAGTATCATATCACCATATTTTCCTTTATTCTTCAGATAAGATAAAATAGAAGAATAAATCATGAATTTATATTTATTTTCATCTAACTCATCATTATAAGACAGATATACCATTGCATTGGAAATAAACATCTGACTTGCATCAATATAGATCATATCATTCCTCTATAATTTCATCAACATCTAAATTATCACTGCTACAAAAGGGGCAGTGGTTAATTGTATATACTACTGGATCAAGTGAATGTGATATTTTAAAACTAGCATCACAAGAATCACAGAGATAGTAGCTATTTAAATCCTCCATTATATTCTCTTCCATTCCGTTAATTTTAATTTAGCTCTCATTCCACAATATATATTATCATTTATAATATCGTGAATTTTGGTACCATTTAATACATATTCATTGATATCTTTACCAATTATTTCATGTGGTATTAAAGATATCCTGAATCCGAGATTAATAAATTTTTCAATATTATTAATAATAGTTTTGTTTCTTGGTTCCTTGTCAGGTATTAAAATGCATTTTTCCTTTGGGACAACAGCCGTCACCCTCGATAGATTCGAATTATTTACAGCAATAGAATTCCCTAGAAACATAGAATCTATCGCACCTTCTACAATATATATATCCTTTTTCAAATCGACTTCACGAAGCCCATAGAAAAGCTGTTCCTCTGTATAAGAAACATTTGCATATCTCAATCCACTCGAACCCAGAGCTCTTCCAGTAAATCCAGTTAATTTACCATCCATATTATAATACGGAATAATAAGTCTTTCATCTTTTATATTTGACTGAGAGTCTAATTTATTAAACTTATCTATATAGAAAAGAGAATCGTATTTTTTCTTGGGGATTTTTCTCGATTCTACATATTTTATCGCAATATGATTTGAGGGGAGTTCAGATAAAGAAATCGCAGACTTTTTGAGGGGGTTTGTATTAAATACAGGTTTCGAGAATTCGAACTTCTCAATATTCGGTTTCCTAACATCTTCCGTGGATTTAAATTTTTCAAAATAATATTCCCTCGAAAGATTGGTATCAATCTCATCGATAAGGGAATAAAGGGATTTAGATATATTACAGTTATGGCAGTAATAGAACGATTCTTGCTTTTTTTCTATTATCCATCCTCTAGCCTTTGTTTGGGATTTCTGTGAATCCCCGCAAAAAGGACAACGGAAATTGTACTCTGTGATAGATTTTTTCTTAAATCTAGCGAGTCTGGGAGATAGGAGGTTTATATATTTTAGATCAATATAATTCATAATATAATTATACCACAAAAACTTCTAATTGTATAATAAAAGTGATTTAAAACTGTATATAAATCAATGAGTTAAAACCCCTATATTCAATCTATACGTGATTTTCTTGCGATTAAGATGATTATAGGGGTCCAATCACCTTAACTGTAAAACTAGAGCATATAACTGGTTTTACAAGAGAACAGACTTCACAGCCTCAACAAATCCAACAGATTGCAGTAGATATGCTGCAGCACCACCATACGCAAGCCATTTGAGTTGTATCAGGGTTAGATTAATAGAAGCTATAGACTCTGCCATTTTAACAGTGGAATCATGAAGCTCTTTGATATCTTCTTCATGCTGTTCTAATATCCATTCATGACGATCCATCCTTCTATCTGGGCAAGAGGTCTCCCCTTTCTTGTCCGCCATATCAATCGGTCTCGTTTTCGCCAGCATCCCAATTTTTATCAACCCAATTAAAAAATTTCACCCTTTCTTTATCATTGAGATCTTCAATATCTTTTATTTTGAATTTTTTCATTGCTTTCTTGAAGAATTCTTCATATTCCTCTTCGTTGACAACTCCTTCTTTTATACCCCATTTCAACAATTTAGCCTTCATGAGGCGTTCTTGTTCTTTGAGTTTACGTTCCTTGATACGCCTCATAACAGATTTGAAATTTTTAGATCTACCATCCATCTTCATTACATTATCTTTCTTCGCAATTTTTCCATCACCCATATTATTTGTTGGTGCATCTTCAACTAACGGCATACCGCCATATTGTTTTTTTCTGGTCTTAACTATTTTCAAAGTAGACTTATCTTTAATATTCATTGGTGGTCTTTCCGCAC